GAAGAGTAAGTGGAAGCAGGATACTTGCTGTCCGTTCTTTGCCCTGGCTGTGGTAGCGACTTACACCGTTCAAAAAATGGCATAGTGAGTTGCGTGAGATGTGAATACAACAGACAGGGCAGGGCGACAGACGTACTAGGCAGCCCTTCTGAAATAGACGGAATCGCCAAGGTTACAACCAACCAGAAAGACCTTATGTGGGTAGGATATGACGAGCTATGCCGGGGGTGGATAGGACATGATGAGTTCTTTCGGGCAGGGAAAAAGAGGAGTACGAAATTGACAATATACGATATAATTGTAATCGACAGGAAAGAATGCGTTCAGGTTCATAGGTTTAATGGTGTTATAGCTCTTGGTGAGCGTGCAGCAATGGTGCACCTGGGGCATCAATTAACGACAGAAGAGCTGGAGCAGGTGAAGTTGGGCGAGTGGGAAGTCTTTTTGAACGATATAGGCGAGTTTACGCCACTAAAAGAGTAATCTGGTTGTGAAAGATTACCTATTGGGTGAAGTCAGTGACGGTGGTTTGTGAGCCAGTTAAGAAGCCTCCCGGCGGTGAACCAGTCTAAGGGCTATGCTTCAAGCCGGACTTAGGCTTCTTTTTTTTAAATATTTTACTTGACAAAGACTATCAAAGTATGATATTTTTTATACAGTTGATTCTATATTTTTGTGAATATGGGCCGAGGCGGACCAGGAAGTTCCGGGGCAATCCACTCGGCATTCACGTGACGACGACAAACTACATTACTACGTAAAGTAGTGACCTGAACCTGCCTGTTTGTGACCTTGGATGGGAACGAACTGATAGGCCGATGGGAACGAACCCTTAGTAACAGTTGATGTTGACAATCACATCACGTTATACAAGGAGTTACCATGGCTGAATCAGAAATTGGTTCCCAGCTAACCCTGCTTGAGCTTGCAAAGCGTATCAATAACAACGACATTCTCACGATAGTTGAAAAACTCTCAAAGAGAAACCGTATCCTGGAAGACGCAATCTGGATAGAGGCCAACCAGCCGACGTCCCATGTGTTTACTGAAAGGATAGGGGAGCCGTCTGGTACGTGGCGTAAAATCAATGCTGGTGTTGCAGCTGAAGCCTCTCAGACAAGACAAATTGTCGAAGCCATAGGTATGCTCGAGTCGTATTCCAAGGTTGATGCAGCCCTCGTAATGCTGGCGAAAAACAAGAAAAAGTTCCGCCAGACAGAGGACATGGCATTCTTGCAGGGTCTGAATAAGACCTTCGCAACCGCTATAATCTATGGTGATGCAACCCTAGACCCTGAGAAGTTTACCGGATTTAAGGAGCGTTACGATGCTCTGGCTCTGGATAACGTTATTGGGGGAAGTGGTACCGGCAGTGATTTGAGTTCCATCTGGATTATCCGTTGGGACGAAGAGGATGGATGTTTTCTGGTCTATCCTTCAGAATCGCCTACGCTGGGCCTAAAAGCCACCGACCTGGGCGAAGATACGGTAGCGGATTCCAACAGTAACGAGTACCAGGCCTTCAGAACGCACTTCGAGCTTTATGCTGGATTGTGCGTCAAAGATGCGAGAAGCGTTGGCAGAATCTGTAACATCGAGACTGCCGGTGCTGCAAACATCTTTGATGAGGATGACCTGATAAACATGCTCAACAAGTTCATTGATTTGAACAACACTGTTATTTATTGCAACCGAACCATCAAAGCCCAAATGGACATTAACGCCAAAGACAAGAACAATGTCAATTATTCGATTGACACTGTCTGGGGCCGTCCAACGACTCATTTTCAGGGCATACCTGTCAAGCTGACAGAAGCTATCCTTGATACCGAAGAAGCAGTAACGTAGGAGAAAGGTATGATAGACGCGCATTGGGAACTGGATGACGCTGCAGCTATTACGATTGCCAGAGATTCCACGCTAGACCCCATTGACATGGCGAAAGCCGACCCGAATCCCGGAAGGGGAACTCCCCTTTGGCTGCATGTTGTAATCCATACTGCAATGGCTTCGGTCAACAGCACAGCGAAGCTCGTTGTGTCTCTTGAGGACAGCGCAGACAACTCGACTTGGCTGGACACTGAAGTCAAGACAGACGAATTGCTTGTAACTACTCTGGTGGCAAGACTCGAAATAATCAACATGCCACTACCGGCTACGCTGCAAAGGTATCTAAAGCTGAAGTACACGCTCCCAGCGGAAAACTTCATCGCGGGTGCAGTAAATGCCTGGGTAGACCTGCATGCCCACCAGGGCTATTAAGCAGAGTTGATAATTTAAAAGAACGAAACTAATGGGACTGCTCTCCGACACAATAGGATGGCAGTCCCTTTTTTTGAGGAGAAACGATGAAATACATTTGCGTAAAAACATGCATCAGTGGCAAGCAGTACTGCACTGCCGGTGAATTCTATGACATTCCAGAAGGAGAGCCGGTATCTAAGTATCTGAAGCCGTTGAAGGCGGACAACAACGAGTTGGACCAGGGGGTCAAGGTGCTGGCTGACGAAATAGATGAACTAAAAAGCGTCAAACACCCGGCTCCTGCGACACTGACAAAGATTGTACGGCTCGAGAAGAAGATTAAGACAATCAAAAAGGCCAAAGTGGCTGTTGAGTAATGGCTATAACAGTTGTCGATATTTGTAATGGTGCGCTGTCGAGAATCGGTGATATCCATATTGTCGCATTAGCAGACAGTACCAGGGCAGCAATACTCTGCAAGCGGTTCTATGAGCGGACACTTGAGGAGTTGCTGCGGATGCATGACTGGAACTTTGCAGTAAAGCGTCGGGCGCTATCACAGCTTTCTGCGACAATCGTAGGGGATGAATGGACTTATCATTATCAGCTACCGTCCGACCCTTGGTGCTTAAGAGTATTAGAGGTTCTTGATTCATCCAACGATTATCGCATCGAGGGCAGGGAATTGTACACAAATGACGAGGACGTTAACTTGCGATATATCGCCAGAATTGAAGACGTGACCCTGCTCGATTCAATATTTGTTTCTGCTCTCGAGTGTCGCATAGCATCCAAGCTTGCCATGCCTTTGACGCAGTCAAAATCACTGAGAGATAGCTTGCTTTTGGAGTCGCAGATGTTGCTGGAAAAAGCCTGGCACACTTCAGGGAAAGAAAGGGGCCAACCGGTACAGGCGAATACAGCCTGGGCTGACGTTGGTAGATAATAACCAATTTTAAAGGAGGACAATAATGTCCATAGCTTATAATGATGTGTTGGTAACGGCGATGAATATCAATGATGGGCTTATCCCGAAGCTTATTCTTGATACTCGATTGTCAACCGGAGATATTGCCAGAGTAACGGCGATAAAAACCAAGATTGATGGTACCACGGACCTATCCAGGCGAGAGGTCAATGAGTTGCTGCAGATTATAAAGAAATCCATCACCCGAATTGATGGCACAGCGTAAGGGGGGTGAGGTATGGCAGCAGCTCTGGCAGACCGCAGTGGTACGGTGGCTGAGAGGATTAATATTACAGTTCCGGTAATGTTGGATTCCGCTCTTACGCTGACCGTTGCTGCTGGTGGCAACGCCAAAACAGGACGACTTATACTCTTTATCATCCAGGAGCCGTAATGCCCAAGGCTACACCAATCTATACCAGGTTCACAGCCGGTGAATTCTCCTCCCGAATGAAGGGCGCGGTAGACCTGCCCGGATATTACCAGGCATGTATACTGCTGGAGAACATGCTGGTGACTCCTCAAGGAGGTGCAGAGCGTAGACCAGGAACGTACTTTGTTGCAAACGGGAAGACCAATGCAAACAAGATACGGCTAATACCGTTTGAACTCGCATCCGGTAATTATGTCCTGGAGCTGGGAGACGCTTATGTGCGCTTCTATAAGGATGGTGCGCAGCTTTTGGATGGAGGAGGTTCTCCGGTAGAAGGTGCATGGCAAGGGGGTGTAACGCCGTGGGCCTTGGCAGACCTGTTTGAGATAAAGTACGTCCAGACGAACGACACGCTTTACCTAGTGCATCCCACCTATGATGTTATACAGATTACCAGGACCAGTGATACGGTATGGGTAGTAGCAGGCGTTGCGTTTGTCGGTGACGGTGCGCCAGGTTTCAATGCTGCGAATGACCGGCCTTCAGCTATTGCTTTCTATGAGCGGAAGATGGTGCTTGCCGGGTCAAATAACAATCCTAATAGAGTATGGCTATCCAAGCCAGGCAGTATTCTGGACTTTTCG